CGCAATCATGTGGGACCGGGTCATCGCCGGCCGTCATTGATGCGTGTAAGTTTAGGCCACGACTCCGTCGGATGGGTACCGGCGGCACCACCGTGGAGAACATCCGGTTTGGACCTCAGTATAGCTGGGGACGTGCGGGCTGCGAGGAGGGGCAGCGCGTCGCCGTAGTTATGGCGTTTTGGAAACTACGGCGTTGTCCATTGTTGACCACACTACGCCAGTGAGGTTGACACCCATGTCGGGCTCTGGGTGTAAACCCGACAAAATGGGGGAATGCGGTGTTGAGAGTAGGACGGTCGAAGGTTGTAAGGAGGTTAAGTAGGCTGAGTTGGATATCTTAAAGCCTTGCCTCAACTGGCTGACCGCCGAAATTGTATCATCGTTGTGAACCCGAGTGCTTCAGCGTTCTTCCTCTTTCGCTTCCATTTCACATCACGGTGCTTACCCCTGCTATACCGTAATGTGCGTACGGGGTTTTGGTTAGTGCGATTTGCCGTTTAACAGGAGAGGCGGGACATGCCACGTATCAAGTATTGCCTGATGGCCGCGGAGGCTGTGTGATGGCGCGTGGTGAACAGGGTAGCTGAAGAATCTTATCCCAATTTGGCGCTCATGGAACCGCAAAATATCCCATCTGTCCAAATTGAGACTGCTGATAATGGCAGCCAGTCGGTGGACCCGACTGTCCAAGTTCCTGTTGAGGACTTGGCCAATGCTTCCTTAGGGAGGCCTGACCGACCATCTGTCGGTCATTCCCAATCGTCCAGTTCGCGGGGGACGGTTGGAAGAGTTGGAACCGTTGTCAGTGGATTACATGGCATGGGACCAACAACTTTGTGCTACACTTGCGGATCACCTAAACATAAGCAGTCAAGGTGTCCGATCTACAAGCAGGCACATCCGGAAAAGGCCGAACGGACTCGACAGAAAGAAAAACAAAAAGTCCGTTTCTCTGGTAAGAGTACACGCAAGGCCAGAGACTCCAAGTTTGTGTGCGAAAGCGTTGCTAACTTGGAGGCCGAACGAAAAGGACTTGCCGATGCACTGCGAGAGCAGGCTAGGTATGAACCTGTTGGCATCGTGGGCAGCGGGTCCGACGACTCCACCACTGTTGAGGCTGTCGAACAAGCCGCTCACAATGCAACACCCTTGCCTGCTGTCAGACTTCCCGATCCTGAAGATGATCCTGCGGGCAAATACCGTGCCGATCAGGTCAAACTGGTCGATCTCGTCATTGAGAGGAACCTCACGGCAATGCGTGAGGCACGAAATTTCCTTTCGAGTAATTATCGACGATTTGAACTCGTACGAAGTGACGAGATCGACGGAAGTTGGCCGGCGCTCATCAGCGCCGCACTGGGGCTGTTTGGAGGGGTCACTTTTGCTTATCTCGTATCGTTGAGATTATTGCATGGGGACGCCAGTTCTTATCCAACAGCGGTTTTCATTACAGTTCTTTCTGCAGTCTTTGCTTTATTTATGAAGACTGCATTCTCCGCCATATCCATTAAGTTGCGTAGATATGGCGTTGAGTTTTTCCGCACCATTGATATGTCAAGGTGCCTTTTGGTCACGCTTCTATCTTCTATTCTAGCGTGTGTCTTTCTGTTTTACCTTGAAGTGTTTGTCATGCTCGGCCCTCTATTGCATGCAATTACTCTTGCTTCAGGTATCTACGTTCTGCTGATGAAGCTGGGTTGGCAGAAGAAGAATGTCTCTACATGGACATTTAGAGGGTGTCAGGACGCTCGGTACCGAAATCCTTTGAGGTACCAGGAACTAGCTGAGGAGTTGGGACGTCAGGGTGATCGGCGTCCTCACATCCTCCGTAACGTGGATTTGTTAAAACCCGACATTTATTTTGATGTCCACGTGCGGGAAAGGACCTACTTGACGGTCTTCAACTTCGAGGTGCCGTTCACTTCAGTTGTTACTAGATCTTATAATCTCCAGCCGAGTGCTTTTCGCTTCGCGGAGATGTCGGTCGCTGATCTGATGACTCTCGAGTTTAATGAAGAAACAGTCAAGAATAGAATTAGATCGCTCATGAGGTCAACGAAACACATAAATGATGACATGTTTGAGTTGGCATTCAATTCTCGGATGGAACACACTTGCGAGGCAGTTCTCGCTTGCTGGCGCTATAGGATGCAGTGTTCCGCCGAAAGGGGTTTTTGGACAAGCTCGCAATATCCAATCGTCGTCGATTACGTTTCGGGTACCGTATTGGCGATGTCACCCTACCATCCTTGAAGCAAGCAAAGAAAGGGCTCAAACTCATACGTATGCGTAGAAACTTTGGTGTTAGGCGCAACGTAGGTGTAAGTTTGGGTCCTACGGTCGTTGGTGCGGCTTTACCTCACCCCGATCTGAACGATACTGCTTCGATTTTGGCTGGGTTGATAAAGCGAGCTGCTTCAAAACACCCAAAACCTGATCCTGAAAGAATGGCACGCTTCCGGGTCTTTGTTAAAAAATTTATTGAAAAGAATTTTGTGCCGTTAGCAGCTGACAGTGATGTCAGTGTCCAGAGGTGGTTAGACAACACCTCATATCCTCTGTGGAGAAAAGAGGAGCTCCTTCGCGCCAGCGAAGGGATCGTTGATAGAAATGATCCCAAACATAAAATTGTTAAGTGTTTTGTTAAGGATGAGTGTTATCCTGAACCAAAACATGTCAGGAACATTTTCTCCAGGACCGACGCCTATAAAACAATGGTCGGTCCGATTTTTAAATTGATTGAGGAGGAAGTATATAAACACCCCTCCTTCATCAAGCATGTTCCTGTTGCCGATCGCCCGAGATACATTCAAGAAATGTTGAGTCGGCTCGGTGCTCGGTATCGAGCGACAGACTACACCGCATTTGAGAGTCAGTTCACACGTGAATTGATGACCAATTGTGAGTTTCAGCTGTACGAATTCATGACCCAATTCTTACCGGATCATGAACAATTTATGAAAGACATTGAGGCGATTCGTTCGCCGAATGTCTGTCATTTCAGGAATGTTTCGTGCAAATTGCCGGTCTGTCGCATGTCAGGAGAAATGAATACTTCTCTTGGCAACGGATTTTCTAATTTGATGTTCTTGTTATTTACCGCGGAGGAAGAGGGGTGCACCGGGGTCGTGGCTGTCGTCGAAGGAGACGATGGCTTGGCGACCTGGGAAGGTCCTTCCCTCGATTCGACTCACTTCGCTAAATTGGGGCTTACAATTAAGCTCGAAGAACATCATTCTTTATCGACAGCTTCTTTCTGTGGATTGATATTTGATGAGGAGGAGCTCATCAATGTCAGGGATCCACGGGAGGTTCTTGTCGATTTCGGTTGGGGCGACCGCAAATATGCCCGTAGCAGGGCTTCGAAATTGAAGCGATTGCTTCGTGCGAAGTCCCTGTCTCTTGCCCACCAATACCCTGGATGCCCCATAGTTTCATCCTTGGCCCATTACGGGCTTCGGGTTACTCGGGGTCACAATATTGGAAATATTTTCCAGCATTACTCCATGTGGTATCGCGACATCCTTGATAAAGCAATCAAGGATGAGAAAAATATTGTCCGCAAAACTCCTGGTCCGCGGACTCGCGCATTGGTGGAGGAAAAATTTAACATCAGCGTTTGGGAGCAAATGGCAATTGAGAAGTATTTTGATTCGAAGAATGAATTGTCTGAGATTGAATCGCCTGAAGTCTTGTTCTTGATGTCTGATCATTGGAATCATTACTCTGAAAACTTTACACGTTATCAGGGTACTGAAAACTTTGATTATTTCATTGAGAATGAAGGCAGGCCGGAAAGGGAGATCCTTGTCGGCCTTGTGTGTGATTATCTTGACGATCTTCGGATCTTAAAGAACTTGTAAATAGTGTATTTTATCTTATTTCTCGCTTGCCAGGGTCGCTGGTGTTTGAGGGCTTGTCAG